GACCCCGGCTGGCGGCCGCAGCACCTGGCCTGATTTCATCCAGAAAACGCGCTTTTCCTATAGCCAGACGCGTGATTCGGCGCCCCCCAACCCCCCATCTACGGCGATTGATGACCTCGATCATCTGGCTGGTCTGCTCTGGCACCTTGATGCCCCCCAGCGCCAGCTTGTCTGGGCGCGCGCCTGTAATATTGGTTGGGCCGCGCTTGTCGCCCGCATGCACCGCAGCCGGACCAGCCTGAACCGGGATCACAAGCTGGCGCTGGCGCTGTTGTGCCGGCATGAAGCCCGGCTTCACGGGTCTCACAGGTCTAACGGGTCTTAGGGGTTTCAGGGGTTTCAGGGGTTTCAGGGAAAGACGCATACCCGGGAGACATCAGCATAGACGCACGCCAAAAAAAGCGTGCCCCTGATAATCTCTGATAATCTCTGATAATCTCTGATAATCTCTGATAATTTCTGACAATTTCGGGTGATTTTGGGTAATTTCGGGTGATTTTGGATGGATTTTGACATTTTTTTTCGGGTTCTGAAATTTTTAGCTTGACATTTGGCACAAAATAGGATATATCCTATTGCACGCTACGCAACTCAGCTTCACACCGGATGTCGTCCGGTTTGGTGCTGGGTTTTTTTGTGTCTCTTGTCTCTCTTTTGTGTCTCTGTACCCGTGAGTCCACACAGGTGAGTCCACACAGGTGAGTCCACACAGGTGAGTCCACACAGGTGAGTCCAAAAAGGCGCGTTTTCACGGATCACCCCGGCGTGGCGTATTTTATTGATCTTTTGACAGGTGCTTTCATGCCCCCAGACCGGCCGCCCGATACCATGCCAAATCCCGGGCCCGACACCAAACCAGAGGCTTCGCCCGACACCATGCCAAATGACCAGCCTCCAGAAAGGCCAACCGAACCGCCGCCCGATACCATGCCCAAGGCTTCGCCTGACGACAAATCAGAGCTTTCGCCTGACAGCTGGCAGACCCTGTTCATCGCCGCCCTGCGGCAGACCGGCAATGTCAGCGAGGCCGCGCGTGAGGCGGGCCAGCGCCGTTCTGCTGTCTACACCCAGCGGCGCAATTGTCCGGTCTTTGCCGCCGATTGGGAGGATGCGATCGAGGAGGCCGCCGACCGGCTGGAACTGACCGCTGTCCGCCGCGCCCTTGATGGCACGCCCGAGGCGCGTTTTTTCGGCGGCGAGATGGTTGGTTCGATCAACCGCTATTCGGACCGGCTATTGATGTTTTTGCTGCAGGCCAGACGGCCCTGGCAGTTTGATTCACGCTTTCGGGGCAAGGTCCCGGCAATCGAAGAGGATGACAATCGAATCCGAGCTGAAATTGAGCGCAAAATGGCGCGACTTGCTGATGGGCTTGCCAGCTCCGAGACGTCAGGCATTTCTGACGGCTCTGAGCCCGACTGAACAGACATGGCTGCTGCATCACTGGCCGCTCTGGGCGCGCCCGAAACAGGCACCACCACCGGGCGACTGGCGTGTCTGGCTGTTGATGGCGGGGCGCGGCTTTGGCAAAACGCGGGCTGGTGCTGAATGGGTGCGCTGGCTGGCCAATGGTCCCACTGATCCGCTGCGCGCCGCCGCTGATAGTGCCGCTGGCGGGCGAATCGCGCTTGTCGGTGATACGTTTGATGATGTGCGTCATGTCATGGTCGAGGGGCCGTCGGGCATTCTTGCCGTCTGTCCGCCGCATCAGCGCCCGCAATGGTACCGCAGCCAGCGCCAGCTTGTCTGGTCCTCGGGCGTTGTCGCCAGCTGTTTTTCTGCGGCTGACCCGGAACAGCTTCGCGGCCCCGAATTTGCCTTTGCATGGGCTGATGAGATTGCCAAATGGGCCTATCCATCGGCGTGGGACAATCTGATGCTGGCCCTGCGCACAGGATTGCATCCGCGCGCTCTGGCAACGACGACACCGCGCCCGAAAACCTGGCTCAGCCAGCTTGCCGCCGCGTCTGATACCGCGCTTGTGCAGGGCAGCACTGCCGAGAATGAGGCCAATCTTGCGCCCACATTTCTTGCCGCGATGCAGAGCCGCTTTGCCGATACTGCCCTGGCGCGACAGGAACTTGACGGCGTCCTTCTGGATGAGGCACCGGGCGCTCTCTGGTCACGCCGCCAGCTTGCCACCATGCGCCATGCGCCGCCGCCGCGCAGCCAGCTGCAACGCGTTGTCATCGGCGTTGATCCGGCCATCGGCGGGCCGGGCGAGACCGGCATCATCATTGTCGGCAAGGATGGCGAGGGCCAGATCTGGGTGCTTGCCGATGAAAGCTGTGACGGCCCGCCCGATGTCTGGATCAGCGCCCTTACCACCAGCTTTCACCGCTGGCGTGCTGAGACGGTGATCGCCGAGATCAATCAGGGCGGCAATCTGATCCGCACGCTGCTTGCCCAGAATGGCACGCCGCTGCCCCTGCGAGAAGTGCGGGCGATGCGGGCCAAGGCCATCCGGGCAGAGCCTGTTGCCGCTGCCTATGCCCGGGGGCAGGTGCGTCACGCCACCAGCTTTGATGCGCTGGAGGACCAGATGTGCGCCTGCATTCCGGGCCAGCGGCAAACGCCGTCGCCTGACCGTCTGGACGCGCTTGTCTGGGCGGTGAACGCCCTTCTGACCGGCCTTGAGACAGCCGTTCATGAGGTGAATTTCTGACCGGCCGCGTCACAGCTGCCTGTCAATTGCATGCCCGATTGCCTGTCGATTACTGCCTGACCACTTGCCCGATTACTTGGCCAATCACTTGCCCGACTATTGCCCGACCATTGCCGGTCATTGGCCGATTACTTGTCGATTACTGCCTGACCACTTGGCCGATTTCTTGCCCGATTTCTTGCCCGGAACCACCCACATTCTAAGGAAACATCATGAGCCTGACTGACACCATCGCCAGCCCCGGCGTGGCGCACCGCGCCATGGCCGCAGAGCTGGATCTGATTGCCGATCTGATGGGCGGGACCGCCGCCATGCGCCGGGCCGGCCAACGCTGGCTGCCGCGCGAAAATGCCGAAAGCTGGACCGCCTGGCGCGCCCGCCTCAACCGCACGGTGCTGTTCAATGGCTTTGCCCGCACGGTCCAGAGCCTTGCCGGACGGCCTTTTGCCACGCCGGTCCGCATTGATGCGGCGGCACCTGCTGTGGCGGCGCGGGCTGGCAATATCGACAATCAGGGAACCGCCATCGGGTCTTTTTCCGGCCAGATATTGCGCGCGCTTCTCACTGATGGGCTGGCGCATATTCTGGTTGACCGGCCGGCCAGCGGTGGCCAGCCCTATTGTGTTCTGGTGCGTGCCAGCCAGCTGCTTGGCCTGCGCCGTGATGCTGATGGTCTTGCCGAAATTCGCATCCGCGAGATGCACGCCCGGCCCCGTGGCCGCTATGGCGAGGAACAGGTGCCGACCATCCGCCGGATTGACCGCCGCAGCTGGGATTTGTGGCAGCCAGCCGGCCTTGCCCCGACAGCCACCACTGCCACCACTGCCACCACTGCCACCACTGCCGCCACTGCCGCCATGTCTCCCATGTCTCCCATGTCCCCGGGCCTTGCCAGCACCATTGATACCGGCGCCGGCTGGCAGATGATTGCCGAGGGCCGTCACGATCTGGGCCAGGTGCCGCTGATCAGCATGAACACCGCGCCCACCGGCTTCATGCAGGCGCGCCCTCCCTTGATTGATCTTGCCTGGCTCAATCTTGCGCATTGGCAATCGTCCAGCGATCAGCGCCATATCCTGCATGTTGCGCGGGTGCCGATCCTGTTTGCCCGCGCCCTACAGATTGCCGAGGGCAAGCTCGAGATTGGGCCGAACCGGCTTGTTCTGGCCGATGATCCGGCGGCTGATCTGCGCTTTGTCGAACATTCCGGCGCGGCGATTGCCGCCGGCCGTCAGGACCTTGTCGATCTGGAGGACCGGATGGCCGTTCTCGGGCTGGAGATGCTCTCGCGCCAGTCTGGCGATGCCACCGCCACCGCCCGCGCCCTTGATGCCGCCCAGACCCATGCCACGCTCACCGGCATTCTTCAGGTGCTGCGTGATGGCACCGAGTCGGCGCTAATGATGATGGCCGGGATGATGGGGCTGCCGCCCTCTGCGGCGGGCACCCTTGTCATGACCCAGCAATTTCCGGTGCGTGATGCTGCCACGGCTGAGGCTGATCTGCTGTTGCGCGCCCGTCTTGCTGGCGAGATCAGCCAGACCGCTTTCCTCGCCGAGATTGGCCGGCGCGGCATTCTTGATGGCGGCAGCCAGGCCCCATCCGTCCCCAATAAACCAACAACAGATAATTCCACCCCCAAACCCTCCACCCAAAACCCTCCACCCCAACCAAAACCCCCAAACCTTCCACCCCAGCCAAAACCCCAGCCAAAACCCCAAGCCAAAACCCAACCAAACAGAAAGGACCAAACCAGCAATGACTGATCCCCAAACAACCCCCGAAACGCCAACCCCCGAAAGCCCAACTCCTGAAACAACACAGGGGACTCCAACCCCTGACTCAACAAAGGGGACTCCAACTCCTGACTCAACAAAGGGGACTCCAACCCCTGATTCAACAAAGGGGACTCCAACCCCCGAAGTAACACCAAAGATTCCAACCCCTGAAACAACACAGGGGACTCCACCCCCCGAAACAACACCCCTATTGGCGGGGACCGGGGCAGGGGGCGGCGATGCCGGTCCGGCGGCGATCAGTGCGCATGATCCGGTGGCGATCAACAACAATCTGCGGGCGCTGGCCGACGGCACTCTGCACGTCACCCTCTAGGCACGTCACCCTCTAGGCACGTCACTCTCCAACCCAACCCAACCAACCCAACCAACCCAACCAACCAAGTCGCAACATGCCCGCTTCAAGCCGCACCGCCCCAGACCAGCGCCGCGCCGATCCAGAATCCCAAGAGCAGCAGGGG